CTGGTTGTTGTTTATTAGTAACCACCCCCGCCGAAGCGTTTTAGGTTACCAAACCCCACAGCATGTCAGTGTCTGCCGTGGTCAACACGTATGGTGGTGTGTACATTTTTATGGTCTGTCTAGAAAAGTCTGTAGGTTCCCCAATGCCCACTCACCTTGCTGAATGGTACAGGAAATGCTGCACTGCCGCGGCCCCCACCGCTGTCCCCTACGGACATTCCTTCCAGTTTATTTTATTTATTTAATTGTTACCTTGACATTTTCCCTACAAGCCGAGAAGCAGCGGTGCAACCTCCATGGCTGTTCTACCCACTGGGCTGTTGAAAGCTGCCGCTGTGCCACGATATGCAGACATTAAGAAACTATCACGCTTCTTACCTGCGCGCTGGTTATGGGCTGTGTTACCTGCCATGATGAGGTCACGAGCCTGAGTCAGCGCACTAGGGAAAGCTGAAGTCGCCGTCTGCCAAGAGGGGATAAAGTGATCGAGTCTCTCCAATGCCCGCCCGAACGTGTTGGAGTCAACCGCCGTAACAGGCGCTGTCTCCACCATTCCCGACGAGGTGTTAGGTCTCCACTCTACCACCTTAACGAAGTCCACCCACACGTCGCTAGTAGCGCCGGTGTTTAAACCCGTCCAAGCTATCGCTATCCCACGTTTTTCACCGCCAGCAACATCGCCGCTAGGCATACTTGTTGCTACCGTGCCGGTGACTCCCAGCTGGAAGCAGCGGTCGGTCGTCGTGTTACTCGACTTTCCCGATGTTCGTGGAACGGATGTATCATCATGCGGCCGATACCTAATTTCGATACCTTCCGGATTGAACCTCTCTACCTCAGGAGCGAAGGTCATGAGCTGATCAATCGAGCACGGGGAGTTGAATGCCCCCGATCCGTTGAAAAACTGCGTCGCAGAAATCTCACGAATCGCCGCAATGGTTCCCTCGGCATCCGCAAGCTTACCTGAGTAACGCAAGCGAATGCACGCTGCCAACGTGCGTGCGTCCTGGCACGTTGCAGAGTCGGCCCAGGAGTAGACAGGATCAGCCGTAAACTGACCACCAGTCGTGCCCGTACCAAGAGGGTGGCTACTGAGATTGTACGGAGAGTCAGCTGAATTAGCTGACTCAAAATACAGACAGTTGCCTCCCTCGCCCTCCAGATGCATGTTGTGGTAATCTGGAAACCACACGAGATAACCATTGTTATTGGCTGCTACCTGATGAAGCTTGATCGTCCTCTTGAACCGCGTCACATAACCGCCCTGGCTAGCCGCATACGGGACGACAGGCCCATTACAAGGGTCTGCAATCATCCGCTCTATCAATCCTAGAGCGGGCTGTCGTCTCGCGCGTCTCGCTCGTGCGCGTGTCTTGGTTTTATTTTTATTTTTATTTTTAGAAGTCATAATGGGGTAAGTTGTATTCAAATCTTGAATCGCATTGGTGCCTGTGGTAATCAATGGTCCCGACATCCATCGATTGCTCGTAAACCTCCTGTTGTGCGGGCGTTACCCCGAATGCCAGGAAAAAGCTTACGCGTGCTTCGACCGTCACTTCAGCGTTTCTGATCGTAAGCCCGGTCGCTAGGTAACGCATACCTGAGCGAACCACATCCTTCATGACGGGCGCGTCCTCTGCTCCGCGCCTGAGATGGTTATAG